ACTGGCTTCATATCCAGACTGTTGTGAACGCCTATCATTCTGGTCACTATAATCTTTTGACTTAGTTTCAGATTTAGTAACTGCATTATTAGGGCTATCTGGATTAAAAGCTGAATCTACGTTTTTTGATTTAGACTTAGTAACTGCATTATTGGGACTGTCTGGATTAAAAGCTGAATCTACGTTTTTTGATTTAGATTTAGTAACTGCATTATTAGGGCTATCTGGATTAAAAGCTGAATCTACGTTTTTTGATTTAGGCTCAGATTTAGACTCAGATTTAGACTCGACTCTTGGTGCAGCTTTAGGAGCAGCTTTAGGAGCAGCTTTAGGCGTAGTTTTAGTTTCTTCGTCTTTTTTACCAGACTCTAAAAACTTCATTGCGCGCGCACGAGTGTCGTCACCTATTGATTTAGCATTATCCTTATTACTTAATAAGCTATCATCAACATTTCCACCTTCATCAAATTTTCTTTTTTTCATGATTATTCCCTAATTAACAGACCTTACCTTTGGTTTTGCCTTTAACCTCAATACCGCCGCCTTTAGCCATTTTCTTCGGTGCACATGTTGCCCCACCTTTTTTCATACCCATCATACCCATAGATTTTGATTCGGGCATAACACCTTTTTTGGATATACCTTGTGGTTTTTCCATCTTCATTTTTGCACTTGTTGCCATACCGCCTCCTTTAAATAAATTTAATTGCCCGTGGTCAGTTTTCTTTTTGTTTATTGCCTGTCTATCGGCACGACCACCGCCGGCAAACTTCTTACCCTTATCTGCTTCACTAAAATCTTTTCCTACAGACTGTGGCACTCCAGTTTTTTTAGCGAATGTTTTATTATGCGCTATTGCATTCATAAAGTCATGTTGTTTTTTACTTGAGCTTGGCACGGGTTTTCCCCCTTACAGCACAACCGTCAATTGACTTTTTAACCATTCCGCCTTTTTTAAACGTTAAATCTGAAGTAGCAGTGTTTTCTTCACCTTGTTTAAATTTTGTACGTCTATCGTTTTGGTCTTCCAAAGATATTTTATGCAAGTCCCGTTGCTTCTGGTCTTGCCTGCGCAAGTCCTGTATCATTTTATCGTCCTGGGTCTTTTCTGCGCGCAAGTCCCGTAGCATTCTATCGTCCCCGTAAGCCCCGTAGTAAGTGTGTTTTTCAGCCATATTATTTCCAAAATTTTTCAAAAACTGCAACCAATACACCGCCAAATAATACCGCAAGTACGTTGCCAATATAATGGTATGTTTTCTTTTCGGCTTGTTGTTCGGCTAACATACGGCGTATATCGTTAACGCCAGTCTTTAACTCTTCAACGTCTTTTACAAGCTTATCCATGTCATCCTGCAAATGCTTTAGTTCGTTGGCATGAGTAGCTAGCTCTCTAGCTGTCACAATTTCTGGGTCGTTAATCTGTAATTCCATCAACATTTCCACCTTTTAAGACTAGCAGCTTTTCGTGTTGGTTTGCCGTTTTCGTCTTTCATTGGTCCGGGCATTCCGCTCATTCTTGCACAAAACGACTTCTTTCTACTACCACCTTCAGGCTGTGGGGCTTTTAAATTCGACCCAGTCGCTGCATTATATTTTGCACGACCTTTAGCAGTAAGTCCAGCCCCTTTAGAAACCGGGAGTTTTTCGCCTCTTCCAATTGCAAGGCTGGGGGTTTTCTTCTTAGTAGCCACATTAAGCCCCCACGCCAGTACCAGTAATTAAATTCTTAACCAGTTTACCCGCAATAATCATACCCGCCGCAATCGTTCCTGTGCTAGCGCTTAACTGCCATTGAACGTCAGTCTTTTCTGTGTACACAAATGGGTCAGATGCCCTTTGTATTAAATAAAGAGACAAAAATGGTTGTTGCAATAGGATTGATTTAACGCCTGTTACGTTGTTAATAGATTGAACTTTATAAGTCATAATGGTAGTACCAGCGTACGTATTTGACGTATTAACCTCAACCATATCTAAGTAAAAACTATACCCCGCGGGGACTGTATAAATAGACATCTGTGACTTACTAATACCGGCATTAATCTGCGCAATTACGTTAGATGATTGTTTTAAAGTAATTGTTCCTACGTTCGTAGTTTGGCTACTACCTGCGGATACCAATGTCATGCTATTTACACGGAAATAACTATTAACTGTTGTTACGCCTGTCACGCCATTTAAAAACAAAGTTTCAGTAATAATGTTAAAACTTGAATCTAATCCACTAATGAAAACAGATGCTGATGTATTATCAGATGCTGACGTGCTAACTAATGTAAGCGTTGACGCCGCTGTAATGTATGTGTAAGCAGCCGCATTTTCCCACACTGGAATTGAAGTTGTGGTCACAGATGACTGATAGCCAAATAGACTTAACGTGCTATGCCCAGAAATCTGACCGCGAGATACTTGCAAGTCAAATGGCTCATACGCGCCCATTCTACTAATTGATGATGTAACTCCTAGTGTTGCCATAATTAATCTCCTAAGTTTTTAAAAAGGGGACCGAAGTCCCCCGGATTAATTACATGAATGTACCATAAGGATATGCTGTTCTAGTACCGATATTGTTATCAGGCTGTGTATAACGCAATGTCAAATAGAATCTACCAACTAATGAGCTTGCAATTGTATATGTTAAGCCTGTTGGTGTTCCAGCTGTAGTAACAATTGCAGCGCCAGATGTAGTAGTTAAAGTAAATCCAGTAACAGTACCAGCACCACCGGTAACAGCAGATACTAAATAACTAGTTGGGTTTGTATAACCAGTAATAGAACCAGTACCACCAGCTGTTCCAGAAATAGTTAAAGTCTGTCCTACTGCTAAATATGCGTTAGATGTACAAGTAAATGTACCAGCAGTATCTGCAATAGCAGCGCCAGCAACGGTGTATGTTCCAGCAATAGTATTTAAGTTTGTACCAACAATGGCTAATGTAGCAACTACTTGAGATAAATTAGGTTGACCACTTTGAAGAATATCAGTAGAAGTGGCTTGTTGGTTCCCTAACTGAGCTGCCGTAAATGTTGATAAGGATTGACGACCAACGGCAGTTACTGAACCTGTTTTAGCGTATGTCGCTGTACCGCCAGCTGCTGTATAGTTATTAGAAAAATACCATGTTGCAGATGTAAATGTTGAAGTACCGCCAGATACCGCTGGAACAACGGCGCAATCTACTAAAACATCGTCAATATCACAGCCTGTTGGCAAATAAAATACTGCGCCACGATAAATGTTTGTTGCTGAATCAGCTGGAATTGTCTGAGCTACAGATGGGTAAGTGCTTGAAGATGGTGTATAAACAGTAGCGTTTGAGTTAGGGATTAAATTACCGTTAACAAACTGTCCAGAAGAACCAGAATATAATGGTGTAGCAACTGTTGTGTTGGTTAAATCAATGTCAACATACTGATTTAATTGAGTATATCCTACGTTACGTAATGGTCCAAAACGGCTATCGCCTGATAAAATTGGACCTTCAAAGGTTGCGCGTGTCATGTTAGTTTCCTTATGCAAAAGCGCTTATTCCAATCGTTGCATCGTCTGCTGGGGCAGTGGGGGAATAAGCAATCACCCAGTTATTGTTAGTATACAACATTTTTATTTTTAGATACAGGTTTTTGAGTTTTTCTGTGTAAAATAGACATAAATAAATTCTCTATTGGGTGCCACATGGCTGTAACCGTAAAAAAGGTTGATACACGAGATGTAGATGTAGCCAAAACCCTTACTTATTTACAGAAAAAGTGCCTTCCCGGAGATGATTTAGTTGACACTACTACAGGACATTGGTGGATTGTTTATGACGAATTTATGCTTCCGGTTGGTTTTGCTGGGATGGTTCGTAGCTATTACTGGAATGATTGTGGCTACCTATGTCGCGCTGGTGTATTAAAAGATTGGCGTGGTCAAGGCATACAAAAAAAGCTTCTTAAAGCAAGAGAAAAACATGCCAAAAAACTCGGTTGGAATTGGCTAATATCTGACACAACAGACAACCCCGCATCGTCAAACAGTTTAATTGGTTGTGGTTTTAAATTATACGACCCATCAAAACCTTGGGGGTTTAAACACACCCTTTACTGGAGAAAAAAGCTCAATGCCGTACAAAGACCCGGAAGTAAGAAAAGCAAAGCATGCGGAGTACTCGAAGAGATACTACGAGGAAAACAAAGTAAAAGTAATTGCTAAAAACAAAGTAAGAAAAAAAGCAAGAAAAGTTGATTGGCAAGCATTTAAAGCCACCCTAAGCTGTGTAAATTGTGGGGAAAACCACCCAGCTACATTTGATTTTCATCACGTTGAACGACACCCAGATAACCGAAAAGTTTATAAGTTATTACAAAGTAATAACATCGGCGGAGCTATAGAAGAGATTAAAAAATGTATTGTGCTTTGTGCTAACTGCCATAGAAAACATCACTGGGAAGAAGAGCAAGAAAACAAAAAGAAAAGAAAGAAAAAACCCCGCCTTGTGAGCGGGGTCTAGTTGGGTAGATACACTCTATTAGAATGAACCTGAAGAACCCCAGACACCTAATGGGTCTGACCAGCCAAAAGAATAACGCTCGCGTGACTTGTAACGGACGTTACCTGTGTCAAAATCACCGTCCATAGAATTCTGGAGTGGTGTACGAACGAAGTGCTTGAGACCATTTGGTACATCTGTCAACATAAACCATGCATTAACGTCAGTCAAATAGTGGTTAACTGTGTAACCTTCTGGAACTGTACCGTTGTTGTTGATTGCGCTGATGTCATTGTTGTTTGTACCAACACGTAACTTAGTTTCAAGTAAACGAGTAGCAACGAACATCAATGCAGGAGGGACAACCAACTTGCGTGGCTTAGCAGCGATTAACAAACTACGCTCATCAGTCCAAGCGGCGATTTGAATAACAGCAGCTTCCAAAGAAGTTTCATTCAAGTCAACTTGAGTTGATGGAGTATTTGAGTTAGTACCGCCAGACACTAGTGGGTGTGCAGTATTAAACAAAGATACGTTATCGCCACCGAGGTAGCTTGCACTAAAACCGTTGTTTAATACAGAAGCAGCTTTAACTTGTTTTGTGTAAGCCATACCACGAGCTAATGCTTTAGTGTAACGAGCAGACAATGAGTCATACAAGTTATCTTCAATTGCTTCTTCAGTAATTGAGAATCCTAAAGCGATAGTTTCGTGTGAGTAACGAGTTGTCCATGCTTCTTGCGCATTGTCATAAGCAATTGCAGCGCCTTCAGACTTAACTGGGGCAGCTGAGAAACCTGACAATTTAGTTTCTTCTTCAAAAGAACGCTCAGAACTCTCGATTTCATAAAGTTCTTTGTGCTCTTCGCCGTAGCCTTCATACTCAAGACCAAATAAGGCATTGAGACCGGGTAATAGCTCTTTTAGGAGCTGTGAACGTGAAATAGCCATTTTTTAGCTCCTTAGTTAGTTGTGCCAGATGCTTGATAATACATATGTACGCCAAAATTTAATTTAACGATACAGTCTGTATAAGCATCACCGGGGTTAGATGGGAAGTTTCCACCAAATGTTGAGTTGTTATTCACAAAATCAACGATACGACAGGCTAAAGCACCAGTATTTGCTGCTGAAGAAGCCAAGGCTACTACAGAGTTACCAGTTGATGTATTACCAGTAGTACTAGATGTACCGCCAGTAAAGTTACCTAATGCAATTGTTTTTCCAATAGCAGTAGCTGGAATAGAACCCAAAGACTGAACTTGGAACAATGCATCTGGGTCATCCATAACACGAATAAAGATATTTGTGTAACCAGAGTTAACTGCACCTGCTGGTAAGTACTGAGCGTACAAAGGATAACCTAATTGTTGACCTGCTAATTGATAACGAACACCCACACAAACACCAACCAAACCAACAGAAGATGTTGTAGGAGTAGAAGTTACCACCGTTGGCTGACCAGCAGAAGCTGCGCCAATTTGAACCAAGTCACCGTTATAGATAGCCGCAGAGTTATTAACAGTTAATGGAATCTCACGAATCACACCGCCGTTAAATGCTTGACCACCAATAAGGTTAATTGGCTTTAGTCCATAAGGACCAGAGAATGTTGCCATTTTAAACCTCCAATATTAAATTATTAAAAAATTACTTTTTCCCGAAAGTAACCTTTGTAGCCCTCTCTTTAAATAAAGGCATACGTGGGTCGTTCTCTCGCATATACGTGTTATCCACCGATTCCATTTGAGAGTCTGCTAAACGCTGATAATACTGTGCTCTTTGCTCCATCATCTCTCTAGGTGCTCGGCATAATACTAAACCACCAATTTCAATTGAACCCTTAAACTGTCCATCTACGGACGCGTGTGTCATAGCTTCAGGATAGTCTTCTGCCTTTACAGGTTCAAACCCTTCCCTACGGCTTTTAGAGATATTCATCGGGTCAACACTTCCCATTAAAGAAGTCCTGCACCATCTATGTACCCAACCTTCGCGTTCATCAATCTTTGGCAGCGTTTCTGGAGGGGTCCACACATTTATTGGGCGGGCATCCTTTTCGCGGGATTCTTGTTCACGATTTAATTTAATTGTTCCAGTAGTCATTATCTATCTCCATTCATTTGTTCAGCAACCTTGCGGGCGTAAAGTTCAAGTGGTACACCTAAGCGTTTGGCAATTTGTACTTGCGTTTGCGTAAGCTGCACTTTTTTCGGTGCTACAGAACGTGTAGCGGGGGCTACAACATTTGCGGCGGGCTTGGCACGTGATTTCTCACGGGGTTTGTCTTCAGATTTTGGTTCGCTCCCGAAATAATCGGGGAATCTTTTCTGAATTGTAGCACTAATTTTAGAATAATACTCATCAGTACCTACATATTTTTCACCAAATTCTCTTGCTAACCTGTTATGAATCGTTAAAGCTAGGCTAGTCATCTCCTCTTCTTCAGGCTTTTCACCACCATACCAAGGGTTTTCATCTACCCAATTAGTAAGTTTTTCATCCTGTTGAACTTGAGGTTGTGCTTGAGGGATTTGATACTGTGGTTCTTGTGGCTCAATCGGACGTAAATTAAAAGCTTTATCTACTTTAAGAGTTGCCTCAGAAATTCTTTGTTGTGCTTCTACAAGGGCATCGCTATCACCAGACTCATAAGCATCTTTAAAAGCTTTCTTAGCCATAGATAATTCAGACTCAGCACTATTTTTGCCTTGGTCAATAAAAAGTTTACTTCCTTCATGTAACTGGGACTGTAATCTTTTGTTCTCTTCCACTGCAATTTGTGCTACACGTATTGCTTCTTCACGCATCCGAATAGCTTCTTCTTTTGCACGGCGCTCATCGTGGTATCCACGACCTAGCTTTTTAATACGCTTTTGTACCTTTTCATCGTAGGCTTCTAGTTCGTCATCGGTAACTTCATCTACCGGTTCCGCCATCGGCTTGCGACCCTTATCTTCAGGAGGTGTATCGTCTACAACCTCGATATCAATTTCCGGTTCTTTTGCCGGTTCTTCTTTTGTTTCGTCTGGAAATGTATAAGTTTCAAACCTATCTACTGGAACTGGCTTCCCATTTTCAAACGTAACTGTTCCAAATTCTTCTGTAGCCATTTAAATCTCCTTATGCTCGGGCAAAAAATAGCCCGGTATGTTTATTAGACTTTCGTCTATTCCAAAGTGCTGGAACTACTTGAATATTGTCATATGTACTAGCACCACCTCTTGAAACAGGTAATACATGGTCAACATGCCACTTAGTCCCGAGCATTTTTTCCCTCAACCTAGTTAAAGAAATAGCTTCCGATAAACAAAAATTGCTTAATTCGCAAAGTTCTATTTCAGAAGCCCTACGTTTCAATTGATATTTTTGTTTTGCTATTCTTTTAGATTCAGTTATAGGTTTAGCGCTTCTACGTTTTTCAGCCGCGGCTCTACCACCAGATGCAACATAAGCTGCCTCATGTCTTTTTTTGGCGGATTTACCTTTTTCGCTTTGTTCGTATTTGCGCCTACTTTCTTTTTGCTTTTCGTTACGCACGAGTTATTCCCCTCGGGTCCTCGACAATAGCTTCTACGCTATCATCATTGATGATTCTAAATTCTTGTCCATGAATCTTTACTCGTGAACCTGAATTAGGTCTAATTAAAACAAAGTCGCCTACCTTACAGAGTGGTCCGCTTGGAAAACGTTCTTTATCTTGATACGCATCTGGTCCTATATCCATAACAAATAAGACCGGAGTTAATACTTCTTCATAATGCATAGTGGTATCTGCTTTTAACAGACCACTTTCAAACTCTTCTTCTGCCTTTGGAACCATACACAAAATGTGGTAGCCCGCTGGTTTAGGAAGTTGTGTTGCTTTCTTTTCTGGTGTTGCAGCGAGTTGTGATACGTTACCCATTGCGTCACTAATTAAAAGTTCACTCATCTTCATCCTTTATGATTTTTTGCTCGCGGTCTTGAATAAAATCTATAGCAAGGGCAAGACCCCGGATAATCCCTGCTACATGCTTATACTCCTCTAACGTCTGGCAATTGCCTTGGGCAATGAAATCTGATTTTAAATCTATTTGCTTCTGTAACTCATTACAGAGATATTCATACTCGTTGTTCACTTAGCTTCCTTTTTAGGAGGTGTTTTGGGTTGTAAAGATGATTGCTTTTCAGCATGCTCCATTTGATGCCCTGCTTGTTGCGTTGCCATTTCTCGTTTAGATACGTGGTCTAAAGCCCTAGTAGTAATTTCATGTTTTTGTTGTGTTTGTTTGCTCATAGCATCTAACGCTATTCTTCCAGCGGCTTGAATTTGTTGAGATTTTAATTTCTCTTTATTCATCGTTCCTTGAGCAAGTAACTGCCCCGCAGCAACACGAGATTGTGACTTAATACGTTCTGCTTCTAACTGTAACTGCTGCATTTTAATCTGTGCATCAGTCTGGTCTTTTGCGGCTTTGCGTTGTTGCTCTTGCGCTTTAAGCTGTAACTCTTGCATCTGCATCTGAATGATTGGGTCTTGAGCTTGTTGTTGTGCTTGCTGTTGTTGTGCCTGTTGTTTATTCTGCTGGAGCAATTGTTGTGCTGCTTGAGCAAGTTGTTGTGATAACTGATACTCAACTTCAGGTGACATGTTCTCGTCTTCCTCTTCGTTCATGTCGCCCATTTTTTGTTTTGGTAACGCTATACCTAATTGCTTCTCAATCTCTTGACGGTATAAGAACCCAGCGTGTTCATTTATATGTGCCATCATAACAGCTTGTAGTTGTGGTGCTTGTGGGTTATTTTGCAGTAGTCCAATAATCATTGGGTCTTGCATAGCCGCTTGGTGTACCGCAATATGTGACTTATGGTCTTGATAACTAAATGCTTTGACCGGTTTCATCATCAGAATGTTTTGGTTTTCTGTGACTGGGTCTGCGGGTTTCATATCATCCGCCATCGGTATAAGCTTAGCTGCGTTTTTCCAACCAAGTGTTTCAACCATCTGACGATGTAGAAGTGGTAGATTATATAATTGTGGTGCTTGTGCAGCTAACTGCATTACTGCTTGTCCTTGCACAATTTTCTGCGCCATTGTTGAGGCGTTAGGGTCACTTACTGGAATAACATCTACATCATCATAATCTGCTTTCTTAGCTGATGCTTTACCTTCTTCTGGCTCGTAGTCATATTCTTCTGGTGTATAGTCAGCAATAATCTCTTTTAATAGTTTAAACTCCAACTTCATTGAATAATGTAGTCGTGCTTGGATAGCTGAAGTTACCTTTAAAGTTCTTTCTAAAATAGCCAACGTAGAACCTACTGGAGCATTCGCCGACATATCAGACACTTGTAACGCACCTGCTCCTACAAAATTTTTACCTTCGTCAACTATCTGGTTAAAGATATTCATAAGCGTTTGACTTGGCTCTTTGTATGGTAACAACATAACATTGTCCTTAATTGTGCCACTTGGTACATCTACGTCTCTGAATTCGCCCGGCGAGATAGGGGTGTCATCCCCTTTAACCCTGAGACCTCTGGACTTGAGACCCCCCGGAAGATTTGATAGTGTTCCAGCGTCAGTAAGCTGACGAAGCATAGTAGTAGCAGAGCGGGCATAACCCCCAATAAGATGTATAAGACCA